AGGGCTAATATCCCCCCGATGTGTTTTTTATCACAACAAGCCGCCTAGCTGCGGCAATGTATATTCACCCTTAATATATGCAAACACATAAAGTAGCCAGTTTAAGCAGTCACGGTTTCGTGGCTGCTTTTTTATTAGCGAGGTGATACATGCCACGGAAGAAAGCAAGCGGACTGACAAAACCTGCAAACGTGGCAAATGACCCGTTCAAGTCCGCAAAGTGGGACGAAATCACGAGCGCGAGGACGTTTAGCACATCAGACGTTCCCGCGCTTCTTCTTTTGGTGCAGTGGCACGCAGTCGCGCAACAGTGTATCGACGATATCGACGACGTGGGGCAGGTTGCATATCAAAATAAGCTCGGCGACTTAAAGGCATTGCCGCAGATATCGACGCTCAAACAGGCGAGCGCGGAAATTAGGCAACTCAATAAACAACTCGGTATCAATGACGCGGCAGAACCCGAAAAGAAAAAGACGAAACAAGCGTCGATGTTGCAATTCGTGATGAATGATCGCGCGAAGAAAGCAAAGCGGGTGAACGGTGGCTAAACGTTACGGTCGGCAAACGCCGACATATGAGGTCGTTGGCAAGTACGCATACACCGACGGCGAGCAAGCAACCGCCCTAGCTTCCGAGTTTTGGGACGCGCCTTTGGAGTGGCAGCAACATTTTTTGGACGTAATGCTTGCACGCGACAAGCGCGACAAATACGCGTTCAAGACCGTTGGGCTTTCACTTGCAAGACAGAACGGCAAATCGTGGAGTGTTCGCGCTCGTTGCTTTTATGGCTTAATCGCAGACGGCGAAAAAATCTTGTATACGTGCCAGCACGGCGACACCGCCGACGGCATGTTCAAGGAGCTTTCCGCGCCGTTCGAGGACGAGGAAAACGAGGACTTAAACGAACTCTTAGACGCGGTGCGCAAAACTAACGGACAGCAAGCTATTTACTTGAAGAATGGCGGCTACATTCGCTTCACCACGCGTACAAACAACCTTGCACGTGGTAAGAGTTATGACGTTGTAATTTACGACGAAGCGCAGGAGTTGACGCGAGAGCAACAGGACGCGTCACGCTTTGTCACGTCGGCAAGCAAGAAACACAACGCACAAGTTATTTACTTGGGGACGCCGCCAAACGAGAAGGCACCCGCCGAGGTGTTCAAGCCCCTACACGACAGAGTCCACGACGGCGACACTAAGGGTACGGCGTGGCTGGAATGGGCGGTTGAAGAGGGCGGCGACACGCACGAGGTCGACCGCTGGTACGAGACGAACCCGTCACTCGGTTATCTCATTGACGAAGAGACAATCGCCGCAGAAGCGGACGATGTCGCGCCCGATAGTTTCGCGCGCGAACGCTTGGGCTGGTGGGCGAAAGCAGGAGTTGTCAAAACGGCTATTGACCCCGACGTTTGGCGCGCCGCTCGTATTAAGTCTATCGGCGACAAATACAAGAAGAAAACGACGTTTGGTGTTCGTTTCTCCAACGACGGCTCAATCTATGCGCTTGTTGGCTGCAAACAAAACAAGGACGGCGAGTTTGCCGTGGAGCTGGTCGAGGTCGGCACAACGGAACGCGGCACGCGCTCACTAGCCGAAGAAATCGTGAATCGAAAACAAACGGTCAACGCGTGCATGATTGACGGCTTAAACGGTGCGGAAGCCCTATGCACAAACCTAGCGGAACTCAAAGCCCCGCGAGGGTACATCACGCGTCCGAACACAGCCGATGTTATCGCAGCGTCGCAATCGTTCTTGGACGGACTCACCGACGGCACGATTAAACACACATACGCCCGAGCATTCGACAATTCCGCGCTTGGGTGCGTTCGACGTTCAATCGGAAGCCGTGGAGGTTGGGGCTTTGGCTCAACTGACGCAGCCGATAGCACGATTACAGAAGCGGCGGCACTTGCCGTTTGGTGCTGCAAAAACACCCGTAGAAACCCTAGAAGAAAGCAGCGGATACTATGATTTATCAAGATAAATTCTTGTATGGCGGTATCTCAACGCCAAACCTCGATAATGTCCCCGACGCTTACCGTGACACGGTGAAGCGTCTTTTTTTGCGCTGGTCAAGCGTATATGCTCGCAATTACGAGCTTTACCAGTATTACACGATGAAGTCACAGCTAAAGAGTATCGGACTTGATATTACGCCAGCCATGCCGAACTTGAACACCGTTGTTGGTTGGTGCTCGAAGGCCGTACGCGCTCACTCTATGCGCTCCGTGTTTGACGGCTTTGTTTTTGGTGGCCAGCAAAACGAGACACTCGACGCGGTAGTACGCACTAACCGCATGCGCTCGATTTACCAACAGGCGTGGAGTTCTGCGCTCGTGTATGGCATTTCCGCAGTTACCGTTATGCGTTCCGTGGACGCAAACAACCCCGTTAAAGTCCGCGTATTCAGCGCAAATCAGTTCTGCACTGAATGGGACACCGCGGCGGACGGCGTTACTAACGGCGTGTTCCTAACCAGCGTTGACGACAAGGGCGCACCCAACCAGTACACGGTGCATATGCCCTACACGGTGCTAACGCTCGACCGTGTGGACGCTAACACTTGGGCATGCGTCGAGGAACACCACCCCATGAACCGCCCACTCTTTGACGTGTTTGTAAACGACCCCGATCCCGACCGCCCGCTCGGTCACTCTCTCATTACACCCGAGCTTATGGGAATCGTTGACAAAGCAATGCGCGACGTGGCGAACATGGAAATCGGCGCGGCACTGTTCACGTATCCACAGCGTTATATTCTCGGCGCGGCAGAAGGGCTTTTCGGCGATAGCATAAGCGAGGACGACGAGGAAGAAGGCGAGGACGACGAGGGAGAAAAGAAGCACGAGCCAAGCACTCCAGCTTCTCGTTTCAAGCTATACACCGGCGCGATTATGGCAATCTCGCGCGATGAAAACGGCGAAATTCCACAGGTCGGACAATTTGCGGCAGGTAACGCAGAGAATTTCACCCGCGTGTTTGAAAACGACGCTCAACGTTTCAGCGGCGCAACAAACGTGCCACTTGCACAGTTAGGCGTTCTATCGAACACGTACACATCTTCCGACGCTCTGGGTGCGGCTAATGACCCGCTTATTCTTGAAGTCGAGACGGCTAACAGGCGTAACGCCGAAGTGCTCGAAAACATCGCTCGCATGATTATGGCCGTCGCAAATAACAAGGCACTAGACGAACTCACCGACGAGCAGAACAGCGTTCAAGCGTACATGCAAGACCCGAGCATGCCTACAATCGCAGCACGCGCTGACGCATGGACTAAGATGTCCGCCGCTGATAAATCAATCGTTGGAACGCGTGTCTACTACGAGGGCATCGGACTTTCGCAGCCAACCATTGACCGCTTACGCGCCGAACAAAGACAGGCGGGCGCACTTGATATGCTTTCCGCCATTGCTGCGAAAATGGAGGGATAATGATACCTCGCGAAACGTTCGACAGGTTCGATACATCATTACAGACAGCGGCAACACTCGCAGAAAACGCCGTCGTTGAGCTTATGGGTGATACTGTCGGCATGACCGACGCACAAACGCAGGCATATCTATTGCAACAATACCCCGCGCTTGTAAAAGCATACGGCAACCTTGCAGCAGCGGCCGCCGTTGAGTATTACAACGACTTACGCGCCACGTATGACCTCGACAGCGACTTTACGGCGACCATTCCCGAGATTAACAAGCACTATCAAGCGATAGGCGACGTTAACCGTACACTATCGGAAGCCGACGACATAACACAGGTACAAAGCAATCTTTCAGCGTTGAGCGGTCGCCGCGTCATGGAATACGCAGATGATACCTTCACCGATAACGCATTACGTGACCCCGCGCGCCCTCGTTGGGCGTTGATACCGCATGCGGGGGCGTGCGCGTGGTGCTTGCTAATCGGTTCAAACGGTTTCGTCTATTCCGAGGACGGCGTACTGGCTTCAAGGCACACGCATTGCAAATGCACGCCAACGGTTGACTTTGGAAACAGTCCAGGCGTGCAAGGCTTCAACCAAAAGAAGCTGCAACGCTATTACAGCACGGCGCGCGCGTCTGTCGAAGATGAAGCCCGCACACAATGGGCGGCAATGTCACCCGAGGAGCGCAAGAAGTACACGCGAACGCGAACAACGCGAGACGGTAGAAAGGTTGGCGGAAATACGCCGTCATACGACGCTTACCTGCGAAATCGCATAGTTTCGCGTATGGCGAAACAGTTACACATAGAAGAACATAAACACTAGAAGAAGCGGCGAAAGCCGCTTTTTTCATGTCGAAAAGCCGCACGGCTTGCAACGGGCGTAAAGCCTAGAAAGAGGAACAAATGAGCAAGGAAGATACACAGGCAATCGAGGGCGCAAAGCTCGAAGATACCGAAGCCACAGCCACAGTTGAGCAGCCACAGGCAGAAGAGCCAAAAGAACAGGCAGAGCCAACAGAGCCAACGACCGACTGGAAGGCAAACTCGCGTAAGTGGGAAGATCGCGCAAAGTCCAACAAAGAACAACTTGACGCAGCACTCAAGGAAATCGAGGAGTTGAAGGCTTCACAGGCTACCAACACAACCGAGCAGCTAGAGCAAGCCAACGCAAAAATCGCTGAACTCAAACTCAAAATCAAGGTTTCCACAGAGACGGGCGTTCCCGTTGAGCTGTTACAAGGTTCAGACGAGGAAGCAATCACCGCAAGCGCAAACGCTCTTACTTCTTACGCTCAATCGTTCGCCAAATCAAACGCCGCATATCCGCTTGACAAGGGCGGCGCGGCACATTCAACCGCAGGCAATGTCGAGGACATTACCGACCCCGTGGCACGCGTACAGGCGCGCGCCCGAACTCTACTTTAAGGAGCAAAAATTATGGCAGCACCAGCAAACATTGTTAACGCCGCAGCAGTCAACGCTTCACTTGACGTTGAGGTACTGAAGAACTTCCGCGGTCAGTATGACCGACTTGCCGAAATCCTCGGTATCTTCTCTCCCGAGGTTGTCGCCGCAGGTACAGCAATCTACCAGACCAAGTACAACGGCACACTCAACAACACCGCTTCCGGCACTGGTTACGTCGAGGGCGACGAGGTAGCACTCTCCAAGTTTGGCGTTGATAAGGTCGCAATTGATCCTATCCAGCTTGTCCCATACCGCAAGATGACCACCGCACAGGCAATTCTCAAGTCCGGACACGTCCGCGCCGTTATGGGTACCGACGCAAAGATGATTTCTGCCGTCCGTGCAGGCGTTGTTTCTGACTTCTTCGCTCTTCTTGCTAACGGTACTTCTACCGCAAGCGGCAAGGGACTACAGGCAGCACTCGCAAACGGCGTGTCTAAGCTCGGAGATGTTCTCGAAAACGCAAACGACGCAACAGCTCGCCCCGTAACCTTCATGAACCGCCAGGACGCAGCCGATTACCTCGGAACTGCAACCATTACCAACCAGGACGTTTTCGGTATGACTTACCTCGAGAACTTCTTGGGCGCAACTAACGTGTTCCTCACCTCCAAAGTACCAGCAGGCACTATTTACACCACCGCAGCTGAGAATATCCGCGCTTTTGCAATCGACTTTAGCGGACTTGACGCAGCAGGTATGCCATATGCAGTTGACGAGAGCGGCATTATTGGTGTTGCTCACCGTCCAGCATACGACCATATCTCCGTTGAAACCAACCTTCTCCGTGGTATCCGCTTCGTCCCCGAGATGAAGGACTACATCGTAAAGACCACCATTCAGAAGGCAACCGCCTAAGTTAGGACGTAACCATGCCCACAACATACGCAACAGTTGAAGAGTACCGACTAGACACAGGCGACCACGAGAGCGCGGCCGACCGTGTTTCCGCCGTACTTATGCAGCAGTCCGCAAAGTTGAGGGCGCGTCTGCAAATCTCGGAAAAGAAAAGACTAACCGCAGACCAACAGGCGTTAGCGCGTCTGTTGGTCACAGACGCATCGCGTAAAACGCTCGTCCCGCCAACGCTCGACGGTTTCGGCGACATCACAGGCGCAAAGGCCGCGAGCTTCTCCGCTAACGGCTTTCAAGGCTCTGTAACAATCTCCAACCAAAGCGGCAGCGCATACTTCGACCGCGACACGCTAAACGTTCTCAAACGCTCTCTCGGGCGTTCGGCACGTATTAGCGTTATTTATCCGTGGTAGGTGATGCCGCGTGCTAGGCGAGACAGTAGACGTTTTGACGCGTACTGAAACAGGCCGCGACGGCATGGGCGAACCAGTCTACGAAATGGCGCAAAACACTGTTGAGGGTGTTTTGGTTCGCCCATTATCCACTCTTGATATAGAAGCGCGTATCCGTGATACAGGCAGCGCAGATGTGCGCCCCGACGGCGTAGAACTCAAATATTCGCTCGCGTTCCCTAAGACGTATACAGGCGATTTGACGCACGCAAAAGTCGTGCTTGTTGACCGTGTACGCAACGGCGACCGTGACGCAATGACGTTCGATGTTGTCGGCTCACCCGATAGAACGCGCCCATGCCCTACACCGTGGAACATGATTGCAGAAATCGGGGTGCAGCATGGGTGACGTTAGTTTTGAGCCGGTGCATATCAACAAAGCAGCCGTGCAGGAAATCTTCAAAAGTCCCGCAATGCAGAGCCTTGTTAAAGAGCGCACGGCAGAAATCGCCGCAACAGCAAACGGAAAAGTTGAGAGTAACCGTTCACCAAAGAGCCGAAATAGCGGAAACGCATTTGCGGCAACGGTGAAGGTTGGACGCGGCACGGCGTTTGGCGTTGTTAAGCCCGCTTCTTTTGAAGGTAAACACGCCGCGTCAAATGGTGTGCTAGACGAATTTTTGGACTGATAACAATGCCACGACTAAATATTCAAGGCGACGTTAGACGGCGATTGCAGGAGCACTTCAAAGGCTTCACAGTCGCCGTTTCTGTTCCCGAAAAGCGAACATTCCCGCTTGTTGTCGTTCGCCGTACAGGCGGCGCACAAGAACAGGGGCTAGACCGCGCAACGCTAACCGTGCTCGTGTGGGACACCACCGAGCAGAAGGCATACGACGCAGCCGCGGCGGTTTCAGACGCAATCGCGCTTCTTCCGTTCTATGCGGGATACGCAAAAGTTAAGGAAACGTCTTTTTATTCCGATTTTGACACTTCAACTAAAAGCCCTCGTTATCACATCAGTTTTAACGTTTGGACTTACTTACCAAAGGAGAATTAACACATGGCAGCAGAACTTAACGCAAAGCTGGCGACTTCTTCCAACCCAGTTGCAGGCCGCGGCATTTGCTATGTATCTTTCAAGGCAAACCCTACACTTCCAACCAACGCAACCGCCGATATGTCCACGCTCACAGACTTTGAGAGCTTGGGCGAGCTTTCCGACGGCGGTTTCTCTGAGAGCCGCTCTATTAGCTCCACAGACCACAAGGGCGCACACGGAACTATCATCATGACAACCATTGATAGTGACACCACCAAATACAAGGCTTCTTTCTTGGAGGTTTCCCGTGCCGCAGTTGCTAAGCTGCGTTTTGGCGACACTTCCGTTACCGAGACAACAGGCGATGTAACAAAGATTGATTTGCAGCCTTACAAGGGAACACCTCACGCCTTCGTATTCGAGGAGGAGGAGTCCAACGGTTATAAGCGTCGTACCGTTATTAAGCGCGGCGTTATCTCCGCATTTGACGAGGTTTCCCACAAGAAGGGCGACCTTATGGCATACGGTATGGATATCACAGTAAACGATACTGATGATGGTTCTCCAGCCGTTGTAATTTACCGCGCAAAGCTAAGCGCATAGTAACTACCCGACGCACCCCCTCCACGCGAGGGGGTGTTTTTTATTTATTTCAAACTCGTAGAAAGTGAAACTCAATGAACGCTAAATATCTTGACATGATGAACGCGGAAGAACTAGAGGATTACGCGCAAATTCTCGGCTTTACAACTAAAGCGGCAAAGACCAAAGCCGCAAAAGTGCAGCTAATCGAAACCAAGCGTTCAGAGAGTGCAGAGGTCGAGATTTTCGGTACAAAATTTGTTATCCCAAAAAAGAAGTTCCACGACATGAAGATTAGTGAACTTCTTTCTAAGCCAGACCGAACAGATGACGATTTTGTCGAAGCTATCCGCATGCTTCTTGGCGACGAGCAGTACGAAACAATCTACGAAGCAGTACGCGACGAGGACGGAACAGTCGACATCGACGGCCTAGTTCTTGTATATAAGCGTCTTTTCCAAAATGAAGCACTAAAAAACTTCTAACGCTTGCGCAACTCGAAGAAGGCCATATCCGCGAGCTGCGACACGACTTCCGCGCATATTATCACGTCGCATATGACGAGGTAGAGCCAGCCGAAGCAATCGACCTAATCATGACGCTTCCGCCTGGCTCGCTTTACGTTGCCGCGGTACGTCCCGAGTGCGCATGGTCGATTGAGCGCGAAGCCCTGGCAGATATCCAAGACACGATATACACGGCCATGTGGGCACGCGGCATGTGCAGCACGGACGAGCCGCCGTCGGTGGTACGTCCTCGCGACATTGAGCGCACCAAACGAGAGCGCGAGCGAACTAAACAAGCAATTAAACGACTCCAAGACCCAAACGTTAAATGGGAGGAGGTAACGGAATAATGGCAGAAATCGGACGTTCTGACCTTCTCATTGTGCCGAAGTTTGAAAGCAAACTTTCTGACACGATCAATAAAGAACTAGGCGTTGCGTCAAAGAGCGCGAGCAATACAGGCCGTACTATCGGCTCACAAACCGCGCAAGGCTTTAGCGGCGGCTTTGCCCAAGCTGGCGTTGTTGCGGGGGCTGTTAGCAGCATTGTTTACCCCGCTATGGCTTCTTTTCAAAACCACGTCGGG